CACCGGGGCCGGCCGTGACGGTGAACTGGGTCGCTGTTGGCGTCGTGGCCACCACAAGCGCCGGATAATTCAACCGGCTGTCCGCGCAATCCCGGATGCCGATGCGCGTACCCGGGCGCAACCCATGTGGCAGAACGGTCGCGACGGTCAGCGTGGCCGTGACCTGTTGGATCGACGCGATGGCCAGATCTGCGGGCGCGGGAAGAAGGGCTTCGTCGGAGACCGCCTCGATGGCAAATTCCTGCCCGAGCGTGCGTTGCGAGGTTCCAAGACCGATTGCCATGTCAAAGGGCATCTGGAACGTTTCGATGCTCGCGATGCTTGACACGGTACCCGCATGCAGCGGCGACTTGCTGATATCCAGGTAGCTGGATGCGACGGCATTCCCGTCCAGCGCGACAATGTCGCCAGAGCCGAGCACTTGCGCCCAGACGGCACCGGGCGTGTACGCCTCGAAGGCCTCCCGGAACCTGGTCAGCACATTGCTGGTTGACACGGGCATCGGGTTGGATGCGCTCACATCCCCGTCATTTGCGCCGTTCGCGCCCAGGGTGATCTTGGAGCGGGCATAATGGATGCCGGCGATCTCGTCGGTGGCGACCAGCGCGCCCAGGGCCGGAAGCGTTACATTGTCTGTCAAGGTCTAAATCTCCTCCAAAGGATCAATCCTGTCAGCCTGCATCATCATCGCAGCTCCCGTTCACGGCAGGCCGCGCCGGGTCAGGCGCGGCCGGCGGGTTTGCACGGTCTGCATCCGACGGCCCCCTCCCGTCCGGCGGCAACAGCCGGCATCACGCCGCCCCCTTCTTTCCGTCAAAGCTGGTGATCAGCCCGGACCCGGTCAGGCTGTGGATGACCCGGGTGATCTGCCATTCGCCCTGCAGCTCCGGGCGCAGGCCGGGTCCGGCCAGCCGGGCGGTGGCCCCGGCCAGCAGGCCCGGCTCGAACCCCGACAGCCGGGCGTTGCGGATCGTCATGGCAGACCGGGCGGCCCCCGACAGGGTGGCCTGGGCGGCGCGGCGCGCCTCGGCCTCGGCCTGGTAGACATGGCGCAGCACGCGGCGGGGCGTGCCGCTGCCGACGGTGATGCGGTTCAGCGCGCCGCCTGCGGTGTCGCACCACTGCGCCTCGACCGCGCCGTAAATCTCGCGCCCGTCCAGCGACCAGTCATAGCTGCTCAGCCGGGGCGCAGCGATGACCGGCGGGGTCAGCACATCGCCCGCCGCCGTTTTGCCCTCGCCCCGCCGCTGCACGATCAGCGCGCCCCCGGCGGGCTTGGCCGTGGCATCCAGCGTGCCCGCGATCCGTGTCAGGAAGTTCAGGTTCGACTCGGCGGTCTGCGCCAGATAGCCCCAGGCAGCGCTGGCCAGGCTTTCGCCGACCACCGGCTTCAGCCCGGCCTCGCCCGCGATGGTGCGCACGATGTCGGACAGCGTCTTGCCTTCCCAGGCGCGGGTGCGCGGGCTGCGGATATCGCCCTTGAGGTCGGCGGCCGTGCCGGTGATCCGCAGCGTGCGGTCCGGCCCGGTGCCGCCCACGCCGGTCACCGCATAGCTGCCCAGGAAGGCCAGCGGCGCACCGGCATAGCCCAGCGACACCTCCAGCCTGGCCTCCATGTCGGGCGTGGCGATCCGCCCGTCGCGGTCGTCGAGATCGATCACCACCTGATCGGCGGTGCCGCCGTCATTGTCCGTCACGGTCAGCGCCAGCAGCCGGTCGCCCACCGCGCCCGAGGCATCCTGCCCGCCGACGATGATGCGGAAGGCGGGGGTCATGTGGCAGGCTCCGGATCGGCGGGACGCGGGCCGACGATCCGCAGGCTGCCACCCCCCTCCACCGAAAGGACAGTGATAGATGCCCGAGTATCCGCCGAGTGCGCCAACGCTTTATCCGCCCCTTGAGGTGGAGTGGCGGCCTGAAAAAAGAGAACTCTTGATTGTCGGGACGGCGGGACTGGGGGTTGACCAGTGGATGCGAACGGGCTTGCTGCTGACCCCCGCTGCATCCAGAGAACTGCTGCTGTGTATCCGTCGCCTGCTGGAACATGTGGATGCAGACGCAATAGATACCAGACCGCGCGATCTGCAATGAAGCCCCACAGGGACAGGCCGCACCGCTTCATGTCCGCCCCCACAGCCGGACCTGCCCGGCCTCCACCGGGGCGGCAACCACCGGCAGGGTGATCAGCACGCCCGCCGCGTAGACCGGGCCAAGGGCGGCCAGGCCGGGGTTGGCGGCCAGCACGGCGGGAACGTGGCGTTCGGTGCCGTACTGCATGCGGCAGATCGCATCGAGCATGTCGCCATCGGTGGTGCGCCAGAGGCTCATGCCCGGTCACTCCCATAGGCGCGCAGGGTCACGTTGAACTCGATCCTGCGCGGCGCGCCATCGGCCAGGAAGACCGATTTGGTCTCGGACACGCGGGTGATGACCCAGCGCTGCCACACAAAGCCCAGGCCATCGACCAGCATCATCGGCTGGCCCAGCCGGGCCACCGCGCGCATCAGTTCCATCTGGCGCAGCCCGCCCTTGAAATGCGGGTAAACCACCCCTTCAAGGGTGATCTCTTCGGCATCCGGGCCAAGGAACTGCAGCGCGGGCGCGCGCCCCAGCCGGTCCTGCCGGGACCAGCGATAGGCGGCGTCGCGGGTGAAGCTTTGGTAGCTGGCGCGGTTCACGCCGAAGCGGAAGGTGCCCAGCGCCATCATGATGGTTCCCAGGCTAATCGGCATGCAGCCCCCTGTCGTCCAGATACGCCCTGATCGACGCTGCTTCCGAGAGCTGGCGGCGCACCTCGCGGGCGATCGCCTCGGGCGACTGGCCCGGTGCGGCGTTGACGGTGATGCCGCCCACGTTCACCTGGGTGGAGGCCCCGTTCGGCGCGGCGCGCGGGCGCAGCGGGGCCACCGGGGCGGCAAAGGCCGCCATGTCGTCCATCGCGCCGGCCATGCCGCCGTAGCCATCACTGCCAATCGCCGCCGTGCCGCCCGCCTCGGGCGACCGCAGCCAGTCGGGCGTGATCGCGTTCAGCTTTTCATTCGCCCAGGCGACAATCGCGGCCATCACACCCTTCATGCCCTCCCACAGCGAGTTCATGATCCGCGCACCGGTTCCGGCAAGATCGATGGACTCAAAGGCATCGACCAGCGCAAAGGTGATGTCGGAAAAGGTCCAGCCGGTGAGGTAGGTGAACAGCGCTTCGGCGGCGTCCGCCATAAGCTGGAACGGGTTGAGTTCGGCAATGGCGGCGAACACCCCGTTCAGCAGCCCTTCGTCAAAGGCCTTGCGGATGCGCTCCATCTTTTCGCTGAAATAGGCGACGATGCCGTCCCAGTTGTAGTAGATCACGGCGGCAAGGGCAGCAAAGGCGAGGGCCAGCAGGATCACCGGGTTGGCGACGATCAGCGCCAGGCCGCGCGAGATCATCAGGATGCCGCGATGTATGCCGAAGAGGGTTCTCGAAAACACCAGACCCAGCGCGATCCAGCCCAGCACGTCCCACCCGCCGAGCAGAATCGAAGCGCCTTCCAGGAAGGGATAAATCTGATCCCGCCACGTTTCGTATATCCCGGTGCCAAGCCACTTGATGCTTTGCAGCACCCAGAGAATGTTGTTGCCCAGATCAGTGGCCCAGCGCTGCAGGGAGCCGTCTGCGGCCATCTGGTCAAGAGTATCCAGCAGACCATTAAGTTCGCCCTTCATCCAGTCAAACAGCCCCGAGGCCATGACCATCCGCCGGAACCGCGTCCACTGGTCGCGCAGGTTGGAAATGATCCCATTCCAGGTCTGCGATGCCCGGTCCGCCGCACCGTCATATCGCGTGCCCAGCGCATCCATCAGCAGGGTGATCTCTTCTTTGCCCAGCTTCCCCTGTTCCGACAGCTTCTGCACTTCCGCCGCGCTCTTGCCCATTGCTTCCGCCAGCAGGTCCCAGACCGGCACGCCGCGTTCCAGCATCTGCATGGCCTCTTCGCCCTGCAGCTTGCCCTTGGTCCAGGCCTGCCCCAGCGCCAGGGTCAGCCCGTCCAGCTGTTCCGCGCCGCCGCCGGTGGCCGCCATCGTGTCGACCATCGCCTGCAGCGACCCCGTGGTCGGGTCCAGGCCGAAGGCGCGCAGCCGGGCATAGGCCTGCACGGTTTCCTCGACGCTCAGCGGGGTGCGGGTGGCAAAGGTCTCGATCCAGGCCATGGCGCGTTCCGCCCCTTCGGCCGAGCCTTCCAGGGTGGTCAGCTGCACGTTGAACTGTTCGAACTGCGCCGCCGGGCGCACGAAGCTGGCGGCAAGCGCCGTCATGCCTGCGCCATAGGCCGCCACCACCGCCCCGCCGCGCAGCGCGGCATTGCCCATGTCGTTCAGGCCCGCGCCCATCAGCCGCGCCCCGGCGTTCACCCGTTCGGCCTGGCGCATCAGGCTGTCGCCGCCGATCCGTTCGATGGTCTTCATCGCGGCCCGCGCCGGGGCCGTGGCCCGGTCAACCAGGCGCAGGATCAGGGCGATGTTCAGATCAGCCATCGGTCTCCTCGTGCCGTACCTTCGCCTTCAGCCACCAGCGCGCCAGTTCCTCGGGCATCATCGGGTCCATGTCCCGGGGTGCCCAGTGGAAGACAAGGGCGAGGTCCGCCATCGTCTCCTCGATGTCGTCATGCGGCAGGGTTACAGGGTCTGATCCCGGTCCAGCGCCGCCATCTGGTCCGGGGTTGCGAAAAAACTGACCACCGTTCCCGCCAGCGCCAGGAAGTCGGCCGGGTCCAGCGCCGCCACCTCTTCGGGCAGCAGCGACGGCTGGGTGACGCGTGGCAACAGCCGCTCCAGCGCGCGCACATCCATGCGCAGCACGTCGGTAAGGGCCAGCCCGCGCAGCGCGCCGACATTGGGCTTTGCCACCGTCACGGCGGTGATCGGGTCAGCGCCCTTGCGGGCGACCGGGGTTTGAAAGGTGACTTTGCCCATCCTTCATTCCCCCCTTAAAGGCCCATCGCGCGGCGGAGGTCGGCCAGCTGGTCGACCCCGCCGATCACGCGCAGCCCGTTGACCAGGTCCACCTCGTGGATCTGTTCGCCGTTGATCTCCAGCCGGTAATACCGGACGTCCATCATCAGCTTCAGCGTGGCCATGGTGCCCGGTTTCAGATCGCCGGTCTCGGCTCCGGTGATCAGCCCGCCGATGGTGGCGATGATCGTGTCGGCCCCGTCACCCACATCGCCGGCCGCCGCCGGGCGCAGCACGAAGCGCTGCTGCAGCCCCGGCTTTTTCAGAAGCTCGGGCGACCATTCGGCAAAGGTGATTTCCGAGGTCATGCCCTCGACCCCCATGTCGATGCCGACAGGCCCGTCCATGCCCGCGCCCCGGTGGGCCTCGGTCATGATCTTCATCTGGGGCAGCTTCGCCTCGGTCGCCAGACCGAAGTAGCTGATGCCATCGACGAAGGCGTTGAAGTTTCGCAGCATGCGCGGGATTGCCATGGTCAGGTCTCCTTACTGCGCCGTCGCGACGGCGTTGACGAGTTCGGTGTAGTAATCGCCCTCGCGGTGGGCGCGGAACGTCAGCTGTTCCAGCGGCGCGGGCGGCTCGATGTCGAAGTCGAGGTAAAGCTTGCCCGCCATCAGCTCGGTGGCCGAGTTCAGCTCGGGGTCGATCCAGACCTTGCCGCCCAGGATCGCGCCGCGCCGCTTCAGCGTGTTGAGATAGCTTTGCACCGTGTCCTTGATATCCAGCAGCAGCTGGGCCGAGAACGGGCGGTCCATCGCCCAGAGCAGCGCCTCTTCGATGGACTCGTAGACCATGTCGGCAGTGCGCCGCACCGGCAGGAAGGTCCACAGCGGGTCCGACGCCGTGCTGCGGTTGCCCCACAGGCGGAACCCTTCCTGGCGGATGATCGTGGCCACGTCCTGCTCGTTCAGGCGGTTGGCCTCGGTCTCGGTCGAGCTGATCGCAAAGCTGATGGCCCGCGCGGTGCCGCTGATGCCCTGGACGATCTGGTTGGAGGGCGACCACCAGAAGCCCTTGGTCGCATCCATGTTCGACAGGATGCCCGCAACATATGCCGAGGCGGGCCGCGTGATGAAGCCCTGCGTCACGCTGTCGAACACCCGCACGGCCGGGTCGACGATATAGAGGCGGTCCGACCCGAACTTGTTGCGGTCGGTGATTGCGTCGGCCTCGGTCGTGTTCGGCCCGTCGGCAATCACCACGCCGCGCAGGCGGCTGGCCACGATGATCAGCGCCAGCGTGACCGGCGAGGCCGGGCTGGCGGCGGAGGTGGAGGTAAAGCCGGGCGCGGCCAGGATGCGCGGCACCTGCCCCGTGACCGTGCGCGCGGTCATCAGGGCATAGACCCCGGTCTGCGCGGCCGGATCGCCCAGCACATTGGTCAGGGTGGCGGCGGGGGTGCCACCTTCGGTCACGCGCACCACCACGGCGGTGGAAACGCCCTGGGCGTAGATCGCATCGTAAGCAGCCTTCAGCGTGCCGGTCAGCCCCAGGGCGGCGGCGGCGCGCGGGCCGGTGATCAGCACCGGCGTGTTGATCGGGAACGGCTCGTCCGCGCCGCCGGTCAGGGCCACGGCCGCAGCACCGGCCACGGCCACGCTGCTGCCGGTGCTGCCCGGTGCCACGGCGGCAGTCACCAGCGCGTTGGCCGGGCTGCTGGCCACGATGGCCGCGATGATCTGGGTCAGGGTCGAGGTGGGCACGGATGAGGCGCTGGTGGCCAGGTTGACGACGATCGCGTTGCCGGTCACCACCACCCCCAGCGCGGCGCTGGCCGTGCCGGGGTTGCGCAGATGGACCGTGATCGCGTTGCCCAGCACGCCCACCGGCTTGGCGGTGACCAGCAGCGCGGCGGGGGCGATGCCCAGCGTCGCGCTGGCCTTGGTATCGGCCTGGGCGGCCGGGGCGGTGCCGACAAAGCCGATGATCGACGATTTGACGGTCTGGATCGGGCGGATGCCGTCGTCGATCTGGACGGTTTCGATCCCGTGGAGAAACTGATCAGGCATGGGGTGGTCCTTTTCGGGTCAGGCGGAAATCAGGGCGGCTTCGCGGAACAGATCGTCCAGGTCTTCCGGGTCGGTGATGCCGATGGCCGGGGCCAGGGCGGTGATGGCGGGTGACAGGCGGGCGTATTCGGTGGCCGTCTGCCAGGCCAGCAGGGTCAGCCCGCCCGCTGCCGTGGCGGCGGCGGTGGCGTCATCCAGCAGGCCCCGGTTCAGCAGCGCGCCCTTGGCCTGAAAGGCCGAAACTTTCGTGGCCGCGCGCCAGGCGGCCAGAAGCTCGGCCTCAGTCGGTGGTGTGGGCCAGAGCAGGGTCGGCGCACCGCCGGGGCCGGGCACGATCTGCGCGCCCTGGGCCTGGGAGGCCAGCAGGGCGCTGTGGTCGCTTTCCGTGATCGTCAGGGCATCTTCGGGGATGTCCGCCCCGTGGATTTCGGCAAGGTAGAAGCCCCGGGTTAGGGCCGAATACGAAATCTGCATCTGCTATCTCCCGATCGCTTGCCACAGAAAATCCTGGTTCGTCGCCCCGATGTTTCGGAGTGTTAGAGTGGTCGCTGTCAGGCCCCTGAGCTGCGCCGTGAACTGCGTTGTGAGGTCCCCGGTGGTGTTGCCGACCATCGCCACCACCGAAAAACAGAAGAATGGGAACGCGATGGGAAACGTGATTGTCTGGTTCGAATTGGCAGCGACGCTGTTTTGACCCCATTGCAAGATCATTCCGCTGGGCAGCCGCTGCCAGCCGGTATTGTTCACACTTTCCGCCACACCTGTCGTGCGCCAGATTTCCGACCAGGCCGACCAGACGGTGCCGTTCCAGAACCGCGTGAACATGCGGCTGCTGGCGCTGTCGAACGCCATCTGGTTGACCGCGCTGGCGCTGGCTGCGATCACCTCGACCGTGCCCGCCACGCCCGCTGCCGGAGTGTTCGCGTCGCCCGAGGCAAAGCGGTAGCTGCCCGTCAGGCGCGCGGCGGCAGAGTTCAGCGTCACCAGCGGCACCGTCGCCGCCCCCAGACCCGCCCCGTCAATCACGCCCTTGAGGAACGCGGTGCGGTTGGCCAGCAGGCCCGCTTGCCAGTTCATCAGCCCAGAGTCGGCTGCGGGGTTGACCGCGCCGCCGGTGGGCCACCAGCCGTCTTCCAGCCGGGGAATCTGCGACTCCCACTGCACCGTCTCGGGCAGGTAGTTCAGCGTTGCCAGGTTCACCATCAGACAGGCACCTCATAATTGTAGACGCCGCCCAGCGGCACCTGATTTCCAAGCGACCACACGCCCGTGCCCAGCACGTGGCGCACGCCGCCCACCACTTCGATCCGGCGCAGGCGGCAGCGCAGCGGGGCCACCGCGCGCAGCAGCGCCGCCAGCCGGTCGGCCTCGGCCCGGAAGATCGGCACGGCGATTTCCACCCAGTAATCGGCCCAGACCGTGCCGGACCACCCCAGCCGCCATGTCCGGCCCAGCGGGCGGGTCTGCCCCAGCCGCGTCAGGTCTTTCGCCTCGATCAGCGTCGCGGTGCCGTAGCCCGCCGCTGCCAGGGCCGCGACCACCGCACCCCGCGTGCCCTTCCTGCGGTGCACCGCGACCGAGGCGGCGATCACCGCGCGCTGGCGCGCCTCGGGCCAGGTGCCGTCCCATTCATCCACCGACAGCGCCCAGGCCAGCCAGGGCAGCAGGGCGGCGGGGCAGGTGGCGGGGGTCCAGAGCGTGGCATTCGGCACCGGCACCTCGCCGATCCGCGCGGTCGCGGCCTCGATGGCCGCTTCCTGCGGCGTGGCATTCGGGGGCAGCAGGCTATTCATCCGTGCCCCCGTTGGTCAGGGTGATCGCGGTGCACCAGCTGGCCTGCCCGCTGCCGATGGTCAGGCTGGCGGTGGGCGAGGTCAGCACCACCCGCTGCACGCCGGGCTGGTGCAGCGCCGCAAACAGCCCCGACAGCGTCACGTCGCGCCCGATCCGGTGCTGGGCGCTCGCATAGGCGTTGGCCGCGGCCTGGGCTGCGGCCAGCACCACCGCGCTGTCCGGCCCGGCGTAGAAATACAGCGTCGCCGTGATCGCATAGCTGACGATGGCCGCCGACTGCACCACCACATTGTCGCAGAGCGGGCGCACATCCCCGGCATTCAGCGCCGCCGCCACCGTGGCCAGCAGCGGGGCCGGGGCCGCCCCGCTTCCCGTCCGCGACAGCACCGTCACCAGCACATCGCCGGGGCTGGGGCTGACAGCACTGACATCCAGCACGTCGGCGGATGCCGACAGGGCATGGAACACATAGGCCCCTTCCGGCCCGGCGGTGCTGAAGCCTTCCAGCGCCAGCTGCGCCCGCCGCCGCAGGTCCGCGTCCGATTCCAGCGTCGGGGCCAGCGGCGGCACCGCCAGCGGATCGCCGGGGCTGATCACCAGCCGGACCACGCCGAACAGCGCCGCCAGATTGTCCAGATCGGTCCCCGTCGCGCGGGCCAGGGTCACGGCCTGGGCCGCATCGTTCACCCGGGCGCGCAGCAGCAGTTCGCGATAGGCGGCCACCTCCAGCAGCTTGACCACCGGCTCGCTTTCCAGCGCCAGCACGGCGGCCAGTTCCGGCGCGCGGGCGGCAAGATCGGCCTTCATCGCGGTCAGGATCGCCTCATAGTCCAGCGTCTCGACCACGCCGGGCACCGGCAGCAGGCTCAGGTCGATGGCGCTGTAGCCGCTCATGCCGCCACCTCGGCCGCCAGCACGGTTTCCAGGCCAAGGACCTCGCCCGTCAGGGTCAGCGACAGCCTGCCCGCCACCGCATCGGCCACCTCGACCCGGCGCAGATCAAAGCGCGGTTCCCAGCGGTCAATCGCCTCGGCGGTGGCGGCGAACAGATCGACCAGGGTTTCGCCGTTCAGCGGCGCGTCGATCAGGCGCGGCAGGTCCGACCCGTAGTCGCGCCGCATCACGCGGCTGCCCAGCGGGGTCGCCAGAATGTCGTTGATCGATTGCGCCAGGTGCTGCTCTTCGGGCAGCAGGCGGGCGGTGGTGGCGGACAGGCCCGGCATCAGATCGGCACCCCCGTGACGGTGCCGATCGACTCGGGGTGGATATGGCCGACCAGGCTTTTGCCCGAGGCGACAACATCCGCGTCGCAGGTGACCGGCCCCGTCACGTCGATCTTGCCGGTGACCTCGACATCGCCCTCGATGTAAAGCTTGCCGATGATCCGCACCGTGCCGCCGCCCAGGTCCATCGTCGGGCTGGCGGCATTCGGGGCCACTGCGTTGCCGTCGACCGGCAGCGACCCGCCCACGAAAGCCCGCGCCATGTCGCCCGAGGGGGCATAGACCGTGACCTGCTCGCCCACCGAGGGCATCCAGTGCAGCCGGATCGTGCCCGACCGGATCTGCAGCACCGGGATCAATGCCGTGTCCAGATCGCCGATGCGCACCCGGACGCGGGACGTGGCGTTGTCCACGGCGGTGACATAGCCCACCTGGCACAGGTTGCCGATCTGGCGGTCGGCCTCGGCCGCTGCGCGCGTCATGCCGCACCCCCGATCAGCTCGTAGTCATCCTCGAACGCCGCGCCGATGCGCGGGGCCTGGCCCAGGTACAGCTGCGGCGTGATTGCCAGCGCCTCGGGCAGACCGCGCAGCGCCACCGGCTGCGACCAGGTCACGGCAGACAGGGCAATCGCCCGGCTTTCGGTGCTGACGGACAGGATCGGCTCCTCGGCCACGTCCTGGGCCGGGCCCAGATCAGCGGGCAGCCCCCACAGCGTGTCGGGGATCAGCTGCAGCAGCGCCTGGGCGATGTTGGCCACCGCCTCGTCCCGGCCAAGGCCCAGCTCATCCCTGGCCACGATGAAGGCCCCCATCTGCATCAGGTAGCTGTGGTGCGGCCCGGCAAAGGTCTGGTCCTGGCGCAGGCGCAACCGGCTGACCAGCACCGCCGGTGCCGCCACGCCCCTGGCCTTCAGCATGTCCAGGTTGAAGCGCCCGGCAATGCCCCGGCATTCGCGCAATCCAGGCAGCACCAGCCTGATCCGGGCGGCGACCAGGCCGGGCAGAGCCGCCAGAAGATCGGGGCGCGTCGCACTCATTGCAGCAGGTCCTCCAGCCGCCCGATCACCAGATCGGTGATCTCGCGCTCGTCCTCCCTCGACAGGCCAAGGTAGGGGCGCGCCGGGATGCCGCCTTCGGCACCGGCCGACCCGAACTGGTGGATCGCGCCGTAGACCAGGTTGGTGCCCACCCGGATCGTGTCGCCGCTGGTGTAGTTCTGGATGCTGTCGAACAGGTCGTTCCGGTTGACGAGCAGCGAATGCTGCGAGTGGTTTCGCGTTTCATCGTAAGCCTCGGACCAGGGTGCCCAGGGCGTGCCGTCGGGTGCGGTCTTCGTATCGCTGATCCGCGCTCGGGCCGAGACTTCAAGAAACTCGCCCACGTCGTAGCTGATCCTGTCCAGGCTGCTGCCCCCCAGCCGCGCAAGCGCCGCCAGGGCGTTGGCATAAAGGCCAGGGTCCAGATCGACGGTCACCATAGCCCCGGCCATCAGAGGTCCCTCGTCAGATCACGGGTGAACAGTTTGGCCGGGCCGCCAGAAACGATGGGCTGCGCGCCGCTGACGTCGATGTCGCCCGTGGCCGGGGTGGCGGTGAACACCAGCGCCGCCTCGCCTTTGGCGATCCGCTTCAGGTGACCCAGCGCGTCTTCATAGCGCTTGCGGTGCTCTTCGCTCAGTACGTCCGCCGACAGCGCCAGACGGTAGAGCGCGATGTCCACCGCCAGCGTCTTCAGGAAGCCCGGCACCTCGGTCAGCGGCAGGGTGTAGCGCGCGGCCAGATAGGTGTCGATCTCGTCACTGGCCGAGGTCAGCGAACGGGTGACCGCCGCGCTGTCGACAATGCCGTCCCGGTTGTGATCGGCAACGACCAGGGCGTTCGCCCCGTAGAGCGTGACGATATCGGCCTGGGTGGCGTAGGCGGGCATGGCGGGCGTCCTTGACTGATGGTGGGGGTCAATCCCTCAGCGCGGCGGCGACCCCCGAACCCCGCGCTCCGTCCCGCCTCCAATCAGCGGGCGGTGCGCCGGGCCGCTCCGTGCGGCCCGGCGATGGTGATCAGACGACGGGCTTCAGCCCGGCCCAGACCTCGGCCACCAGCCTGGCCGTGATCTTCCTGGCCTGCCCGGGCAGCCGTTCCCTGACCGCGCCCAGCTTGGGCGTGCCGTCGGCTTCGAAGTCGCCCGGCTCCAGCGTGCCAAGGACCGCCACGATCTGGTCCTTCAGGCTTTGCGCCTTTGCCTCGGCTTCGACGACGGCCTCGTCGGGCGCCGGGCCAATGTGCAGGCGGGTGTCGGCGGTCAGGACCGCCCACTCGTCTGCGGTGAAGGCATCCTGTGCCACCACCCGCCCGGCGCGGGGCCAGAACTGGCCCAGCCGGAAGTGCCCTTCGAACCCGTCGCCGGGATTGGATTTGATCAGAAGCGCGCTCATGATCAGGCCATCCACGGGTTCACGAGAACCTTGACGGCGTTGTAGTTGGGGTTCGACCCCCCGCCGGACAGGAACTGCGCCTCGAACAGCGCCTTTGCCGCAGCCTCGTTGCTGGCCCCGACCATGATCAGCGTCGGGCGCACGCCCAGCGGACGGCCACCGTCGGCCCTGAGGTTGCGCATGATCGTGCGCGTCGCCTCGAAGTTCGCGGCGGTCAGCGCGGTGCGGCCGCAATGGATCAGCTGCGGGAAGCCGTAGCCTGCGGCGCAGCGATAGCGGATGCCCCACTGGTACAGGTCCTTGGTAAAGGCCGTGTCCGAGGTGGACGGATCGAACTTCATTTCCATCTCGGGCTTCGTCCGCTCCTGGAAGATCAGCGGCTTCAGCACTTTCGAATCGTCGATCAGATACCAGCGCGCGCCCGCCCCGGTGGTGAAGTTCGACCAGGTCGTGGCCGTGCCCGTTCCGTCGGCGTTCGGGAACACCGGATGGTCAATGTCAAAGAAGAACTGCCCGTCATAGCAGACAGTCGTCTCGCCCGCCGTGATCGCGTCGTTCACCAGCACGTCGGGGTGCTGCGCCGCTTCCTGCCCCATCGATTTTGCAATCGGGGCGAAGTGGCCGAACTGGTCATCCTCGATCTGGACGCGCTGCACGCCCAGCGTCGATTCGAACAGCCGGTTGCTGATCGCGTAGCCGGAGAGCTTCATGTCCTTCACAACACGGTCGCCCACCCATTCGCGCAGGCGGGGGAAGTCGCCCAGCCAGCCGTAGGTGTTCGACGCCCCGGTCGACGGCACAAGGGTTGCCACCTTGTCCCAGAAGGCCTCGGCCCGCATGCCCGCATAGCCGTCCTTGAACGCGGTCTGCAGCGAGGTGTTGAGGTTGGTCAGCAGCGTCGGAGAGGTGATCGCCATGGTCGGGTTACTCCTGCTTCATCAGGGCAACCCGTTCGGTTGCCTTCTGTGCCTGCACGGCCTTCTCGGCCGCGAATTTCTCGGGATCGGTGCCCATCATCCGGCACATGGCCAGCTCGTCGCCGGTCAGCTTGCCGGGCGTGGCATCGGGGGCGCGGCGGTCCAGCGTGGACGGCGGCGCAATGACCGGGGCTGCCCCGACCATCGCCGTGAACCGCTCCAGCCCCCCGTCCTGGCGGCAGGCGGCCAGGTGGTAGTCCTTGGACGCAGGCGCTACCTTGCCCGCCGTGACGGCGGCGTCGACGGCGGCCGTGATCGCGGCCTCCTGCCGGGCCCTGGCTTCGGTCTCGAAGGCGGTGATCCGGTTCAGCGCCAGCAGGTGGTCGGCCTTGGGGACGAACCGCTCGGGGTCCGGGGCCTCGGCGCGGTTCAGCGCCAGGGTCTTTTCGCTTTTCAGCGCATTGATCGCCACCACGGCATCCGCCGCAGTGGAGGTGGCCGCAAGGCCGAGGGCGTCAAGGACCGCCTTGTCCATGTCTGTCTCCGTGGTTGCGCGGTTCAGGGCCGCCATTTCAAGGTTCGGGGAATTGGTCAGCCCGGCGCTGACGATCTGCAGGATTTCGCCTGTCTTCCTGTTGACCGCCAACACCGGGCTCAGATAGCGGTAGGCGCGCGAGGTGACGGTCGCCTCGCCTTCCGCCGTCCATTCGACACGGCCCCACAGGGCACCATCGCGGACGTTCATTTCCTTGATCCAACCCACTGCCGGGGCGGGCATGCCCAGCGGCGCGGCGATGTGGGAGGAATGTTCAAGATCGATCTGCGGTTCTTTCGCAGGGTCGAAGGCGGCGGCAACCGCCGCCGGGTCCGACAGCTTCCAGCTGCGCCCGTCGCGCCCGACAATCACCGGACCGGGCGGCGTCAGCTGCACCCAGCCGGGCACGGCACCGCCTTCGAAATTGAGCGCAAGGCCCCGCAGAGAGGGAAGAGGATGTGTCACCATGCCCGGCACATTGCCCGCCCGCGCACAGCCGATCACCCTTGAACGCTTTCGGGGGCAGGCATCGGGGCGGGGAGGGGCGTTTCGGGGGGCTTCACCAGCGGGCCGCTGAAGGCCCATCCCGTCTTCAGGCTACGCCGGGCCGGGCCAGCCCGACAAGGCCCTTTAAAGGGTATTTAACGGCGCGGTTTTGGGCCAGTCCGGGGCCGGGGGCAGGTCTGCCCGGCCACCGCAGTTGATTTCTGCCGGGCCATCCCCTAGATTGCCCCTGCGGCTGAGCCAAGTATCCCGTCTGCCCGGACATGAGCCGAGGAGGAAGTGACGTCCTCCCAGCCGCGACTACCGTATCTGCTTTCCCTTTTTGCGCAGCCGCTCCAGGTAGCGACGGGACGCGATGCGATAGAAGCTGACCAGATACAGTTCCGTCAGTTTCTCTGTCACTTTCACGACCGCGATCCACGGCTGATCCTCGGTCTGCTCCACAATGGCAAGGCGACGATCCCCCACGTCCAGCACAGCCCCTGCCGTGAACAGTTCGGCGAGTCGGCTGTAGTCCGACACGATCAGGTCCGGATGCTCCTTCAGTTGCTTCTCTGCCGTCACAGATGACACCCGCACAAGCCGCTCGGTCGTACCCAGGGCGCGAGCCAGCTCTTCGGGCAGGCTGCTGATGAAGGCTGATCCCGGCGCGCCATCCTTCAGAATGCGCTGGGTGCGCCAGCTGGTCGCCATGTCCTTCAATGCCGCCAGCCGCACCGCCTCGGGTGCTGCCTCCAGCCGGTCGCGCAGCAGGCCCTCTGCCGCCTGGCGGCGCAGCTTGCCGGGGTTGCGCTGCCAGCCGGGGTCGATCCCCTGCGGCACCAAAGCCGTGTCGCCGGTGCGCTCGTTGTACCATTTGCGGTCCGGCACCTCGGGCGCGTCCGAAACCCCGCGCCGCCCGGCCTCGGCTTTCGTCACCTGGCGCACCCAGCATTTGCAGCCCCAGCCGTTCGGCGGCATCCATTCGTCCCAGAACGGGTCACCCACCGGCAGGATCAGGCCCGCCTTGTCCTGATGGTGCGGGCGGTGCTGTTCCGAAGGGCCAAGCCGGTATTCCAGAAACGGGAACGCGTCTTGCGTCCGCTCGATCCGCTCCCACTGCCCGGCAGCGCGGGCGGACCGCAGGTTGGCGTCATAGATCGTGCGCAGCCGGCGCGGGCTGCCCAGCTGCGCCTCCACCACCTCGCCCGTCAGCGGGTCCTCCACCGCCTTGCGGCCCCACCATCCGGCCAGGCGCGGGTTGGCACGCCAGCTTTTCTGGAAGCTCTCGAAGGTCAGCCCCTCGTCCAGCGCGCGCTGCACCTCTCCCCGCATCGCCTCCAGCAGGTCCAGCTCTGCCACCTTGGCCACGGCAAAGGCGACCGCATGTTCCTCCGGCTCCACATCCCGCCAGGAAAAGGACCGGCGCAGGCCCTTGTTGCGCAGGAACCGCGAGGCTTCCGGCGGCGGGCCGGGATTGAAGCTGTAGCCCGGCCGGTCCGGATGCTCAGTCATCCTGCGCGTCGCCCACCGCGCGGGCCTTGAACATGCCCTTCACCAGCGTGTCGATCAGCAGGGCCGATGGCATCTGCCGCAGCGCCTCGGGCAGGCGTTCCAGCACCGCCTCATAGCTGTCGGCCCCGTCGATGGCCCCGGCAATCGCCGCTTCCATGTCGCTGCCCACCTCTTCCCAGTCCGAAAGCATGTCCTCTTCGACCCCGGTCAGCAGGTCTTCCGCCTGCGCCCGGTTCAGCGCCAGCGACCTGGCACGGTTCGCCGCCCCGGGCGGCACGGCGGGCGGCACGGCGGGCGGCACCGGCGCGCCCCCCACGATCTCGTCGCCCTGTTCCGGGTCGGAAAAGCCGAGCTTGCCGCGCAACTCGGTCGCCTTGAACCGCAGCCCGCGCTCCATCAGCTTTGCCGCCCCTTCGATCTTCGTCTTGATATCTTCCGGTTCTGCCACGGGCAGGGTCAGACGCGGATAAACCTCCTGCACCCCGAAGTTCAGATCGACAAAGGCGCGCACCAGGTCCCGGTTGATCGCCCCGGCCACCGCCCGCGCGTCGCTGGCGGCGATGTCATGGCGCACCTCGTTGTGCACCGTCGCCTGCGCCTGGCTGGACCCGGAATCGGCCGTCATGGTCTGGCCCAGCACCGCCTTGCTGATCTGCTCGTCGATGTAGCGCCCGAAGGTTTCAAAGACGCGTTCCGGCCCCGTGACAGCCAAGCCCTTCTCAAAGGCGATTTCCATGCTTCTGGGCAGCACTGCCGCCGCATCGGTCCCGATGTTCGCCACCGCCTGGTACAGCTTGGCGACATCCTCCTTCGTCGCCTCCGGCCCGTAGCGCCCGATCCGCAGCGGCAGGCCGTAGGTCTCGATGAAGGACATCCAGTCCTTGAAGGTATAGGCCTTGCACATCCAGCCGAAGGCCACAACGCGCGCCAGCCCGCCGCGATAGGTCAGGCCGGATTTCATCCGGGAACGGTGGGTGATGAACTTGAACGGCTCCAGCGGCTCGCCCTCGACCGGGGCGGCATCGGTCATCAGCAGCAACTCGCGGCGCGTCTCGCGGTCGAAGACAAAGAACCGAGGATCGCGGTGATCAAACCGCGCCGGGGTCCAGCGGCTGGCGCTGCGCGCCCAGTCGATCTCGACCACGGAAAAGCCCTTTCCCAGGGCGTCCAGCAGATCCTCGACCAGGTCCGCGAAACCGTCATGTTCCGCGATCTCCTCGCGCACCGCCTCGGCGATCTCCACGTCGCGCGCAGAATCGCTGGCCGGTTCGACCTGCGGCATGATGCCGGAAATGGCGCGCTTGCGGGTCCCCAGCACGGAAAAGTAATGCGGGTCGCGCTCTTCCATCTCCTCGGCCAGGATCAGGAACTCGCGCAATTCGCCCTGGTCGCAGGCCCGCAGGATCGACGCGAGCTTCACCGGGGTCAGACCGGACGCGGCACTGCCCGCCCAGGTCTGCCGGATGCCCGTCATCCCGCCCTCGGCCAGCGGGACGGTCAGCTTCTGTTGCCGCACCGGGCGGCCATAGGCATCAAGCAGGGCCATCAGAACAGTCCTTTCTGCGCCGCGAACCCGCCGGTCAGCCGGAACTCGCGGTCAAAATCATCGCCGCCGTGGCGCGGCACCGGCCTGTAGTCATAGGGCTGGTACGCCGATGCCGCCCCGCTGACCGCCAGCGCAATGGCCCAGAACCGGTCGGCGTGCCCGTCGGTCTCCCCGTCCGCCACCAGGCGGCGCACCCCGGTTGGTCCCACATTGGACTGGATCGCGTGCAGATCCGCGCGCAGCACCACGTCACCGGCGGGCAGGCGCGCGCGGCGGTCCTGCATCGCCTCTTTCAGATGGGTGGCGAGATCCAGCCGGTTCGGCCCGGTGAACAGCACCCCTTCCACCCGGTCGGTGCCATGGCGGCGCTGCGCGTCTTCGACCGGCTTTTCGCCCATGCCGGTCTGGTCCATCCGGTGCCGCACGATCCGGTATTTGCGGAACATCCCGTCCCGGATCGCGTCCTGCTCGGCAAAGCTGATCCGGCGGCGCACCACCATCTCGCGCAGCCACAGCACATCGCCGACCTGTTCGAACACCGGCAGCACGAACAGGTCATTGCGCGCCGCGATATCCTCGCCCGAAAAGCAGGGGCCACCCTGATACAGCCCCGGCAGCCCGGCGGCAGGGTGTTCGCAGCCGCTGATCAGGTCGTAATCCAGCCAGGCGCTGGCGGCATCCAGCCACTTCAGTTCGAATTCCTGCGCCCAGGCATCCTCGTCGGCAAGCGCCGCCCGCAGCTCGGCCACGTTCACCTCCAGGCCCTGCGCCACCGCCTGATAGATATCGGTCACATGGCGCGACCAGGTGTCGCCTTCCGCCGTCATCAGCTCGTAGAACTTGTTGCCCTTGCCGTTCGGCGTGCTGATCACGCGCAGCTTGTGCCCGCCGCGCGCCACCACCGGAAAGGCGCTGGCCCAGATGCGGCGGCTGTCCCTGTGGAAGGCAAACTCGTCGAGCAGCAGGTTGCCGCCAAAGCCGCGCGCCGCATCCGGGCTGGCCGACAGCGCAATGGCCCGGCTGCCACCGGGAAAGCGCACCTCCTGCGTCTTGTAGCTGGCCTCGGGCACTTCGATGACCGTGGTCTGCCCGCCCGCCGTCACCTCTTCGCGGTGGGCAGGCACCTTGAACTCGCCCTCTTCGAACACC